TAACTCAAGAAGACTAATGAATGAAGAATACATTGAGATAATAGCAGAGATAAAAGAACGTGAGAACAGTAGTCCTGAACGAATGTTATTTTTATCTGTTATATTTCAAGCATTGTTAGATGCAACAAAAGAAAAGACTAGAGTAGAATCACCACGTACAAGTGTTGAAAGACAACATGCTCGTGCATGGTTCTTCTGTAGTGTAGGTGTAACATGTGATAACTTTGAGTATGTCTGTGAGAATGCAGGTATGGATGCACAGTATACAAGAAGCTTCGCAATTAAAGTAATTAACTCAAAGGAAATAAAATATGTCAGACAAAGAATCAGAAGAGTCTTGGATAAATCCTGAAGAAGATAGAGGATGGTCTCAAGAAAGTTATAGAAACTATATGAAGAGAAGAGATGCTGAAGAACAAATGATTAAAGAAGAACGATCACCTAAAGCTACTGATAAACAAGTAGGTGGAAACCATTATAAAGATTGTAAGATTATGCCTATTGAATATATAACAAAAAATAATCTTGACTTTCTGGAAGGTAATGTGGTAAAATACATAACTCGTCATAAGTTAAAAGGTGGAGTTGAAGATATTAAAAAAGTAATTCATTACGCAGAACTAATATTGGAGTTGAAATATGGAAATAAGAAATCTTAAACCTATACATGAAACATTTAGCAAATGGTATGCTGAAACAGGTAATGCTTCGCTATCTGCAAGAATGGCAGGTTATTCAGTAAAGAATGCTGGAAAGCAGGGTGCTGAATTATTAAAAAATAAAACAGCTACTCAACAATTAATAACTAAACGTATTGAAAGTATTAGAGAAAAATTAAATAATAACAAACCATCAGAATTAGTTAGTACAGGCGAAGGTCTGAAGTATCTATCAGATGCTCCTAAAGTTCAAGATTCTGCAGATAGATCTATAGACCAACCATTAAATAGTAAACAAATATTATTTTGTAAAGAATTTATTAAGACAGGTAATGCTACTGAAGCTGCAAAAGCTGCAGGATATACATCTAATTCAGATCAATCTTTAAGTAATCAAGGCTATCGATTATTAAAAAAAGAATCAATAATTAAATATATAAATGAGTTGAAGTTGTTTCAAATAGAAGAAAAACTATCAAAGAATCCTAGATTTAAAAATGCTCAAGTTATTAAAAGTGATAAGGAGAGGATGAAAGATGAGTTGGAATCTTATGTATATAATAAAAGGTGTGAAAAAGAAAAAGCAAAAAAAGAAAAAGTATCTGAAAGTTTTTTATATTTAATAGGAAACAAAGCATGGGATGGAGTTAAAATAGGAAGAACTTCTAATATAGAAAAGAGAATAGGTCAGTATAATTTATGTCAGTTTGAAGAATGTTATATTCTTGATTGGCATCCTGTAGTTACAAGTAGTAATGAAGATGAGAATACTTTGATAGAATCTTTTGATAAATATATAAAGTATTCACAAGAGCATAAGAAAGGTAATGAATGGTTTAAGATAGATGATATAATTGCTACAAGAATATTTAGACAAACATTAGAAGGTATTAGACAAAAGTATATAAGAAAATTAAACGATAGAAAGGAAAATTAAATGGCATCATTAATGGGAAGTAATTATTTACCTACTGAATACCAATCATTCATTCATATGTCTAGGTATTCCAGATGGTTAGAGGAAGAAGGTAGAAGAGAGACATGGAGTGAAACAGTAAGTAGACTTATATCTTTCTTTAAACAACATATTGATAATGAATATAATAGTGTAATTAAAAAGAAAGAATGGAATGATTTAGAAGAAGCTATACTTTCTTTACAAGTTATGCCAAGCATGAGAGCCTTAATGACATCAGGTGATGCTTTAGCTAGAGAGAATGTTGCAGGTTATAACTGTTCTTATATTCCTATTGATAGTCCAAGAGCATTTGATGAGGTATTATATATCCTTATGAATGGTACAGGTGTAGGCTTCTCTGTTGAAAGACAGTATGCTGACAAGTTACCTACTGTTCCTGATGTAGAGTTTGAACATACAGAAGATGTAGTATCTGTTGTTGATTCTAAAGAAGGATGGGCAAAAGGATTTAGAGATTTAATATCTTATCTTTATACAGGTAGAGTTCCTAAGATAGATGTTAATAAAGTTAGACCTGCAGGTGCACGATTAAAAACATTTGGTGGTAGAGCTAGTGGACCTCAACCTCTTGTAGATTTATTTGACTTTACTATTCTTAAATTTAAAAATGCTAAAGGTAGAAAGCTTTCTTCTATGGAATGCCATGATATAGTTTGTAAGACAGGTGAGGTTGTAGTAGTAGGTGGTGTACGTAGATCAGCACTTATATCTTTATCTAATTTATCTGATCAAAGAATACGAGCTGCTAAGATGGGTGAATGGTGGAATGATAATCCACAAAGAGCATTAGCTAATAACTCTGTAGCCTATACAGAGAAACCAGATCCAGGTATCTTTATGAAAGAATGGCTATCATTATATGAAAGTAAATCAGGTGAGAGAGGTATGTTCAATAGAGCATCAGCTCAAAAGAAAGCTGCTGAAAATGGTAGACGAGATGCTGATTGGGATTTTGGTACTAATCCTTGTAGTGAAATTATATTAAGACCTAATCAATTCTGTAACTTAACTGAAGTTGTATGTCGTTCTACTGATACTATGACTACACTAACAAAGAAAGTTAAAATTGCTACTATACTAGGTACAATACAATCTACCTTTACAAACTTTGGTTATATAAGAAAAAGATGGCAGAACAATACAGAAGAAGAAAGATTACTTGGTGTATCTCTTACAGGTATCATGGATTGTGTTGAGTTAAATACTATTGATGGACTTGCACCTAGATTAGAAGTGTTAAAGAAACATGCAGTAGAAACTAATAAAGCTTTGGCAAAAAAGTTAGGTATACCACAATCAACAGCTATTACTTGTGTTAAACCTTCAGGTACTGTTAGTCAATTAGTTGATAGTGCTAGTGGTATACATGCAAGACATAATCCTTATTATATTAGAACAGTAAGAGGAGATAATAAAGATCCATTGACTGAGTTTATGATTGCATCTGGTATACCTAGTGAACCTGATGTAATGAAACCAGAACATACTACTGTGTTTTCTTTTCCAATGATGGCTCCAAAGGGTTCAGTATGTAGAACAGACATGACAGCTATCGAACAATTAGAGATCTGGAAATGCTATGCTAAACATTGGTGTGAACATAAACCTTCTGTAACTATTAGTGTTAAAGAAGAAGAATGGGTTCCTGTTGGTGCATGGTGTTGGGAAAACTTTGAGTATCTAAGTGGTGTATCTTTCTTACCATTTTCTGATCATACATATCAACAAGCACCTTATCAAGATACAGATGAGAAAACTTATAAGAAGTTGGCTAAGGCTATGCCTTCAAATATTGATTGGAATAAACTACAAGACTTTGAAAAAGAAGATAACACGAAAGGATCACAACAACTTGCATGTACTGCAGGTGTATGTGAATTGGTGGACATATAATGACAAAAGAAAATAAACCTGCACTAGCTATAGCAGATGTTGCATTAATTAGAAAAGCTATAACATATTATCTTAATACTATGTTTCCAGTTGAGAAAGAAGAACAAGAAAAGCTTATGAATATTTTTCATAGACTTGGAAGATTATAAAAAAGTTCTTGACATTTAAGATAAAATAGTTTATAATATAGTTATAGAATGCCTTTATGGATTCTATTATTATTAACTCGCTTATTAAGGAGAAACATTATGCGAAACGAAATATTGTTTAATACATTACCTAAGTTTTCTATAGGTTTTGATAGTTTATTTGATCAACTACATATGTTCCAGGATAAACAGGTAGATTCATATCCACCTCATAATATTATCAAGGAAGATGAAAATAAATTCTGTGTTGAGATGGCTTTAGCAGGGTTTAAAAAAGATGAGATCAAAGTAACGTGGCAAGAAGATTTACTAACTGTCGAAGGTGATAGAGGTAAAAGAAATGATAATGAAAACTATGTATATAAAAGTATAGGGCATAGGACTTTTAAAAAAATATTTTCATTGTCTGAACTCGTAGAAGTTATGGGTGCAAATTTTGAAGATGGTATATTGCATATTCATTTACATAAAAATATACCTGAATCTCAAAAACCTAAAGTAATTTCTATAGAATAAGGGATGGTGGGCAGAGGATTATTAAGTTAGTTCTCTGCCTTATTATATGTATGAGAAAAAATAATTTTGAATTTAAAAAGTTAAATTTTTTTAAAAAGGTTACATCTATAGGTGCTTCAAATAGAAGTAGACCAACTAACAAACATAAAAAAAGAATGTTTAAAAAATATAAAGGTCAGGGTAAATGAATAAACAACAACAAATCAATACAGTTTATATTGGATATGATGAAAGAGAATCTACAGCTTATGAAGTTTTAAAATTTTCTATTGAACGAACAGCTTCTAAACCAATTCAAGTTCGACCATTAAAAAAAGATATACTAGAACGGATGGGACTTTATAATAGAAAATCAGAGATGATACATGGACAACCTTATGATACAATAGATGGGCGACCTTTCTCTACAGAGTTTAGTTTTAGTAGATTCTTAGTACCTGCTTTAAATATGTATCAAGGTAAAGCTTTATATATGGATTGTGATATGTATGTACGTTCAGATATATCAGAGTTATTTGAAATATGTGATTTAGATTACTATCCATTATGGTGTGTACATCATAAATATGAACCAGAAAAATCTATAAAGATGGATGGTAAAGAACAACATCCTTATCCAAGAAAAAACTGGTCAAGTCTTATGATGTTTAATTGTGGACATACAGAAAATGAAAAGCTTACTCCTAAAGAAGTTAATACAAAATCAGGTAGATGGTTACATAATTTTAGTTGGTTGCCTGATAAAGAAGCAGACATAGGTAGAATACCTGAAGAATGGAATTGGTTAGATGGACATTCAGATCCAGAATTAAACGCAAAGAATGTACACTTTACTACTGGAGGCCCTTGGTTTGAAAAATGGAAACCAAGAGTATCACATAGAGCAGATGGAGATTATGCTGTTGAATGGTGCAATGAAGCTAAGTGGTTACAAATCAATGGATATTTAGATCAAGATAAGGATTATATGATAAGATGAATACATTAAAACAAAATTTATATCAAGCATTATATAATCATTACCAAGCTAAAAAAGATAAAGCTATGTTTCAATTAAATTTATCTTTTCAAAATCCTGTGGCAATAGGAGAACATCCACAGCTTGTTGATGATTGTATTAAATTAGTAGATGATGTTGCCTCTGCAGATGAATCTATTCAAACATTAGAAAGTTATTTTGGAGATATGAATGAGTGAGGTAAGATTTGTTACGTCCTTTAATGAGGATATGTTAAAGACTACATCTTCACATTTTTTACAATCACTTAAAGATAATGTAGAACCAAGTGTTAAACTATCTGCATATCACCATGATTGTAAATTAGATGCGTATTCATTAGCTGAATCAAATGCTTTTACATTTAAAAATTTACATGATGTTAAAGACCATGAAGATTTTATAAAAGATAATCAAGAACATAATGGTACAGAAAATAATTCTATTCCATATAATATAAAGTTAGATGGTTTACGTTGGTCACATAAAGTATTTGCATTAACAGAAGAAGCTTTTACATTAGCCAAACAAAATGTAGAAGCAGGTTGGTTAATATGGATTGATGCTGATACATATTTTAAAAAGAGATTAACAAAAGAAGATATATTATTTATGTTACCTGAAGGAGCTGACATGGTTTATAACTCTGCAGATCCTTACTTTGTTGCCTTTAATTTAAATAAACAACCACCTTTAGATTTACTTGGAGATCTTCGAGAAGCTTATACTTCTGGTGAATATATTCAATATAGAGAATGGCATGATAGTTTTATCATGGACAGATTAATAAATATTTATTCTAAACATGGTATGAAAATACATCAAACAACTTTAATGAATAATTATTTATATCATTTCCAAGGACTCTATGATCCAACTAAGAATGCAGTAAGAGATAATAAAGGCAATAGATTATTTCCATTATCTGATGATACAACACCTGATATAAAACCAAATAGATATTCTCAGATTGTAGATTTAATTAGACACTACAAACCTAAATCAATTATTGAAACTGGTACATGGAATGGTGGTCGTGCTATTGAAATGGCTTTAACAGTCTTTGAATACTCTGATACAATAGATTATGTTGGTTATGATTTATTTGAAGATGCTACTGTTGAAACAGATCACGAAGAGTTTAATGGTAAAGCTCATAATAAAATGTCTGCTGTTCAAAAAAGGTTAGAAGAATTTGCTGAACATGTTAAAGAAAATAAAAATAAAACTTTTACATTTAAATTAATTAAAGGTAATACAAGAGAAACTTTAACAGATCAAAAAAGTAAATTTGATATGGCATTAATAGGTGGTGGTAATAGTATAGCTACTGCTAAACATGATTTTGATTGTGTTAAAAAATGTGATGTTGTTATATTAGATCATTACTTTAGAGCTGATGATGATAACTTAATACCTAATGATGCTTATCAAGGAGTTAATGAAGTATTTGAAAGCATTGATAAAAAGAAATTTCGTAGACATGTATTACCATCAGGCGATAGAGTAAAAGGTGGTGGCTTCACACATTTAATTGTTGCCTTGATGAATAAAAAATTAGAAGGTATACCTGCAGAATTACAACGAGTTCCTATTGTTGTTAATCCTAGAGATTGTGTACCAAAAGATTATATTAGAGATAATATAAAAAATAATATGAAACTAATAAAAGAAGATAGATGGATTGATAAATATAGTTTACATAGAGATACAGCTTTGATTGTATCAGGAGGTCCTAATGTAGATTATGATGAAATAAAAAAAGTTATTAAAGATAATCCTGATTCTATTGTACTCTGTGTTAAACATAGTTATCCTGCTTTACTTGAGAATGGTATTAAACCCTGGGGATGTGTTGTATTAGATCCTCGTTCTATTGATGGTATAAGTACACATGGTATTAAAAGAAAAGATTTATTTAAAACAATAGATCCTTCAACAAAATTCTTAGTTGCATCTATGACTGATCCATCTGTAACAAAATATTTACATGAACATACAGATAACATATGGGGATGGCACGCATTTACAGAATCATTAAGAGATGATGAAGATAGAAAAACTCCAACTCAAAATAATCAAGTTAAGATTAGAGAAGATTTAGGTATGACACAAGGAACTACTTTAATTACAGGTGGAACATGTGCTGCCATGAGAAGTATTGGTATTTTACATACACTTGGATTTAGACATATACATCTCTTTGGATTTGATTGTTCTTTAAAAGATGAGCCAACAGAAGATATGAAAAAAGAAACTACTGGTGCTGAAGATGAAGAAGCAAGACCGAAGTATTTTCAAGTATCAGTAAGTAAAGAGAAACCTTTCTGGACAACAGGCGAACTTCTAGCTATGGCACAAGATTGTGAAAGAACTTTTGCTGATACTTCTATGGGTATTAATTTTGTTTTTCATGGTGAAGATACATTAGTTGCTGAACTGTGGAAACTTTCACAAGCTAAAGAAAACTTACAAAGTTACAAGGATGTATTTAATGTATAGTAGAGAAAATCCTTCTGAAGAATATAAAGAGTTAGTTGGTGAGTATACTAATTTACATGAGAATGGTAATGAAACAGTACCTGCTGATAAAATGTTTAATGGAATTAGTTTAGCATTTTATGTACCAGATCTAATGGAAATAGTTTTAAATAAAGAGAAAGCAAAAAGTATATTAGATTATGGTTGTGGTAAAGGTAAACTTTATTCATCAACTGAATACAATACAATTAAATTAGATAAGAAAGGTAGAAGATTAAATGATTCTCTTCCTAACCTTTGGCAATTAGATTACTATGCTTTGTATGATCCAGGATATAAAGAACATAACAAGTTGCCTAAAGGAAAGTATGATGGAGTTATATGTACAGATGTTATTGAACATATAGATGAGAATGATTGTGATTGGATATTAGATGAGATTTTTTCTTATGGTAGAAAATTTGTTTACTTAACTATAGCTTGTTACAAAGCTTTAAAAACATTTGATAATGGAAAAAATGTACATGTTAATGTTCAAACACCTGAGTACTGGAAAGTAAAGTTAGATTCTTTACATAAAAAATATCCACATCTAACTATCTATGCCTCGTTAGATGTATTAATTGAAGATAAACAAGATAAAAACTATGGGAAGTGGCGACCTATAAATTATCTAATTGAGAGGAAGTAACATGGCTAAAAAAATTAAGACTGAAGTTACTACAGATAAAACTAAAAAGATTGCGTATATTATTGCAGCAATTTTAGTAGGTATTATCTTAATTGGATCTATATTTGGACCTGGAACTAAAGAAGCCGAAGCTAACGAAGAAGTAAGAAGTACACTTCCTGGTTGGTCTATAGGTTATAGATA